TGACAACTAAAGGAGGATATACATTTAAATGTTCGTCTATCCATAAGGTAAAAACAGAAAATGGTTATAAGCTAGCTAAAGATTTAATGCCTAATAATGATTATCTGATTTCTGTAAATCAATATAAATTCCCTAATAAGTATGTGAAAATCGATGATACAATTCTTGATGAAAATTTGGGATGGATATTTGGTTTGTTAACCTCCGAAGGATGTATTTCCTCTGATTATACTATGGCGGTTAGTATGACAGACAAGGATTGTTTGGATAGATTGGAAAATGCTTGGAAGAAATTTAATCCATCATTACACGTAGGGAGATATACTAAAAACGCCTATATTGATCCGCGAGGTTGGGAATGTAAACAATCATTTCAAGCAAATGTGGTTAATAAATCTATAAGAGAGCTATTTTTAAAATTTGGTTTAGATAAAACAACGGCGCATAATAAAAAGGTTCCTTGGTCTATTTTACAGTCTCCAAAATCTGTGGTTGTTGCTTTCTTGGCTGGTGCTATGGAGGGTGATGGTAGTTGTTTTTTATGGAAAGATGAAAATATTTTAAATAAACTAGGTGTTGCTTATTATTCTGTCTCAGAACAGCTTTGCTCAGATATTCAAATACTATTACAAAAATTAGATTTGTTTTCAGTACGACAGCCTAGAGAGAGCAAACTTAGTAACAATTTACAATGGATGCTTAGATTAAATGGTCAACATGCTGTTAATTTGTGTAGAATGCTAGATATTAGAAAGTGGGATAATTATAAAAACTCTCATGAATATTTAAATCCTAGAGGTGAAAAGGGCATATATTTTGCTCGAAAAATGAATAAGTGGTGTGCGGCTGTAAAATGGAAGAAAAAAAATCACCACCTCGGTTATTTCCTAACGAAAGACGAGGCTGTGGAAGCTGTTAGGGGTTTTAGAAAAAAAAATATCGAAGGGTTGAGTCAAGTCACAAAAGTGGAAAAATTACCAGACAAAGAAATACTTTATGATTTTTATCTTCCAGAAACCCATAGTTTTTACGGGAATGGTCTAGTTCAGCATAACTCTCAAAACCCAGATATTTACGAAAATGTCATCGCTGGCTTTGCTTTCGTATCGGCCAATCCAATTGAAAAAATTAAGCAGGCTGCAATTGTAAAGAAATATAAAGAAATTGGTATTTGGGGAGAAAAACAGGAGAATAATCTCAATAGTAAATATATGGGCAACCAATCTATTTTGGCTAGTACATGCTATTATGACTGGAATCATCTTTATAAATATTATTGTCGTTACAAGGCTATTATAGAAAGTCAAGGAGACCCTAAAAAACTAGAATTATTATTTAATGGACCTCCCCCAGATGGATTTAACTATAAGGATTATTCTATTATTAGATTACCTATTGAATTGGTTCCAGAGGGGATGATGGATGTTAAACAAGTTCAACGTTCTAAGGTCACAACCCATAGTTCTAATTATTTAATGGAATTCTCGGCTTGCTTCAGTAGAGATAGTAATGGCTTCTTCAAACGCACCCTTATAGAATCTTGTGTAGCAAAAGGTGATGACAATATTATAAAAAATGGACAGCCAGTTAAATTTCGCGCGACTGTTCAAGGCAATCCCTCAATGCGCTACGTTTATGGAATTGACCCCGCTGCCGAAGCGGATAAGTTCAGTATTGTTATCTTGGAATTACATCCAGATCATTCGAGAATTGTTTATTGTTGGACTACAGATAAGGCTGACCATAGAGAAAAGTTAAAAGCCGGTATTATCCAAGAAAACGACTTTTACGGATATATCAATACAAAAGTGCGTGCCCTGATGAAAGTTTTCCCTTGTATGCACATCGCAATGGATTCTCAAGGTGGTGGCGGGGCTGTTATGGAATCTTTCCGGTCAAAGCCAACAGAAGAACCTCTTTTATTAATCACCCCAGACAATCCCCTTTCAGACAAGAAAGAACGCGACTGCGATGGGGAGCAAGGTCTGCACATAGTTGAATTAGTTAGTTTTGCTAAATCCGAATGGACTTCTGCGGCAAATCATAATATGAGAATGGACTTCGAGCACAGAAATCTTCTCTTTCCATATTTTGACCCACTTGAATTAACCATTGCCGAAAACTTAGATTTAAGCCTAGACCGTATTTATGACACCCTAGAAGAATGCGTAATGGAAATTGAAGACTTAAAAGATGAACTAGCTACAATCATTATGACCAAAACTTCCATGACAGGGCGAGAACACTGGGATACGCCCGAAACTAAAGAATCCGGCAGTAAAAAAGGTAGGATGAGAAAAGACCGTTATTCCGCCCTTTTAATGGCAAATGCCGCCGCCCGAGTATTATATAGATTTTCTCCTACGGAATATTATCGTCCCGCAGGTGGTGTAGCTGGGAAAGTAGAAAAAACGGGAGGACAACTCTATACGGGGCCGGCTTGGTTTGTTAATCAACTTGGTGGTTATGGTAATTCCTTTAAACGTGTATAGATTGCTATTGTAATCACATTGTAATTCAATAAGGAGAATCTGATGGGAGCGATTGCTAAAAAACCGCCTAGTGCATTAGCCGAGATTAACAATAATAGTCTTGATCCATATATGTTCGTGGATTATAACGGTAATACTTCAGCTATGGCCGCTTATGGTAAAGCTATTGATAAGATTGAGCCTATTGGGCGTGCTACAGGCGCTTTAGCTAATCAATATAGACATATAGATCATAATGCTTCAATTCGTTCTGGTTTTTCCCGCCTTGACTATGAGTTTTTCCGTCCAAATGAGCAAGTCCCACGCCAGCAAAAACAAATCATTTCTGCTTGCATGTCGGCTTATGATAAAATTGGTATAGTGAGAAATATTATTGATACAATGGCCGATTTTGCTTCTCAAGGCATTCGTTTTGTACATCCAAACAAGCAAGTGGAAGAATTTTATAATTCGTGGTTTCGTAAAGTTAATGGGTTGGATCGATCAGAGCGTTTTCTGAATTTACTCTATAGATCGGGTAATGTTATTATTAAAAGATCTCGCGGTAAACTAAAAGAAAAACAGGTAGATGAATATAGAAGGGGTATTGCCGCAGAACACATTGATTATACGGAAGAATATGATGATGTAAAATATAGGGAAATTCCTTTGCGTTATACTTTTTTAAATCCGCTAACCATCGATGTTGTTGCAGAAGAATTATCGGCTTTTACTGGAAAATTCTATTATACAATTAAACTCTCTCCCCGATTAATCAGTCTTATTCAAAATCCTAGGGATGAATATGAGATTGGTATGGTTAACTCAATTCCTAATGATATTATCGGACCAGTCAAGCAAGGTAAGAAACAAATTAAAATCAGCGATAACGACCTTTTAATTTACCATTACAAAAAGGACGACTGGCAGGTTTGGGCTAATCCAATGACGCATTCAATCTTAGATGATTTGATTACATTAGAGAAAATGAAGTTAGCAGATTTAGCGGCGCTTGACGGGGCCATTAGCCATATTCGTATTTGGAAGTTAGGTTCACTTGAGTATAAGATTCTTCCTACGGATGCCGCTATTTCTAAACTATCTGATTTATTATTAAATAATGTTGGCGGCGGAAGTATGGATTTAATTTGGGGTCCGGATCTAGAGTTGGCTGAGACATCCACAGAAATTCATAAATTCCTTGGTAGTGCTAAATACGAAACTTGTCTAACTAATATTTATGCTGGTTTGGGTGTACCTCCAACTATGACCGGCTCGTCTAATGGGGGCGGTGGCTTTAATCAAAACTTCATCTCTTTAAAGACCCTTATTGAACGCCTTAAATATGGTAGAAGTGTTTTAACGCAAATGTGGGATTATGAAGCGCGTTTAGTCCAAAAGGCTATGCGTTTTAAACAACCGCCTCAAATTTTATACGATGTAATGAATCTCTCTGATGAAGTGGCAGATAAAGCTCTTTGGATTCAATTGGTAGATAGAATGGTAGTTTCTGAAGAAAGTCTACAAGAAAGATTTGGTACTATTCCAGAAGTTGAGCGCCGTCGTTTGGATAAAGAGTATGGTAGAAGAAAGAATAGAAAACTACCACCAAAGGCTAGTCCATTTCATGATGCCAATCCAGACTTATCTCTTGAAAAGATTTTTGCCCAACGTGGCGTAATTACTCCAAGCGAATGTGGACTTGAACTAGAGGAGAGAGAGCCTGGCGAAAAAACCCCTATTGAAATCCAGCAAGAACAGCAAGAGAAGAATATAAAATTAAAAGGTCAGCCAGGACAGGGAAGACCCAGAAATCAAAAGGATTCTTCTCAGCGAAAACGTAGAACAGCAAAAGCGGAGTTTGTTGATCTGACTATGTGGGC